TGGTGCAGGTCGATGGCCTGATCCGATCCTGTCAAAAAGTGGAGGTATGCCTTGTTGAGCAGCAAAACAGACAAGCCGGAATTGTTCAGGGGGGGTACGCCCTTGACCTGGATGAGCTTCGAGTTGACATCGGGTGCAGATTGGCTCGCTTGCGCGCCTGCAGCGGTGCGCGAGACGTTTCTGAGTGACATTGGGGAGGGAGGGCTGCGCGCCCTCCCTTTCCTGTTTGAGTTCTGGGCGTTGCCGCATCAGTTGCCACCGACAGGCGCGTGGCGGTCCTGGGTCATTCTGGGCGGGCGGGGTGCTGGTAAGACGCGGGCCGGGGCCGAGTGGGTACGCGCGCAGGTTGAGGGCGGAAAGCCTGCGGATAAGGGACGCGCACGGCGGGTGGCGCTGGTGGGCGAGACCTTTGATCAGGTGCGCGATGTGATGATCAATGGGGACAGCGGGATTTTGGCCTGTTCGCCGCCGGATCGACGGCCGGTGTGGAAGGCATCCGAGCGCAAGTTGATCTGGCCGAATGGCGCCGAGGCACAGGCGTTTTCGGCGCGCGACCCCGAAGGGTTACGCGGGCCGCAGTTTGACGCGGCCTGGGTCGATGAGCTGGCCAAGTGGAAGAAAGCCGGGGACACCTGGGACATGCTGCAATTTGGGTTGCGGTTGGGCGATGACCCAAGGGTGTGCGTGACCACCACGCCGCGCAATGTGGATGTTTTGAAAGATTTGCTGGAGTCGCCATCGACGGTGAGCACCCATGCGCCCACGGAAGCGAACCGGGCCAATCTGGCGGCGTCGTTTCTGGAGGAGGTTCGGGCGCGCTATGCCGGGAGCCGGTTGGGGCGGCAGGAGTTGGATGGTGTGTTGTTGGCGGATGTTGAGGGGGCGCTGTGGACTGGGGGGATGCTGGAAAGCGCGCAGGTGGCTGTGGTGCCGGAGTTGGACCGCGTTGTGGTGGCGCTGGACCCGGCGGTGAGTTCGGGGACGGGGGCGGATGCCTGCGGGATTGTGGTGGCAGGGGTTGTGAGCAAGGGGCCACCGCAGGACTGGCGCTGTTATGTGCTGGGTGACTGCACGGTTCAGGGGCTAAGTCCGCTGGGCTGGGCCGAGGCGGCGGTGGCGGCGATGCAGCGGTTTGGGGCCGACAAGCTGGTGGCTGAGGTCAACCAGGGCGGGCAATTGGTGGAAGAGGTGGTTCGCCAGGTGGCGCCGTTGGTGCCGTATAAGGCGGTTCATGCCTCGCGCGGCAAGTCTGCGCGGGCTGAGCCGGTTGCGGCTTTGTACGAGCAGGGGCGGGTGCGGCATGTGGGCGGTTTGGGTCCGTTGGAGGACCAGATGTGTCAGATGACGGCGCAGGGGTTTGCGGGGGCTGGATCACCCGANCGGGTGGATGCGTTGGTTTGGGCGGTGCATGAGTTGATGATTGTGCCGGGTGCGAACTGGCAGCAGCCGCGGGTTCGGGTGTTGTAGCGGGTTTTGTGTGTTGGGGTGTCGCCGGGGGCTGGTGTTGGGTTTTGAGTATTTATCAACAAGAAAAAGCTGGGGGGCGTTTGTTGGTTTTGGGTTTTGGGTTTCGTGTTGCGGGATTGGGCGGGGCAGCGCGCGGTGAGTTTGCGGAGTGTTTCCGAATTGGTGGCATCAATGGTTTCAACAAAGCCGACGGGCGCTTTTGGCAGCGGCGGCACCTTATGAGGAGCATGAGCGATGGTTTTTGATTTCTTGCGGCGCGGGGCCGGGGTGGATGCACCGGAGACCAAGGCAAGCGCAACCGGGCCGGTTGTGGCCTGGCATGGGGCAGGGCGTGTTGCCTGGAGCCCACGCGACGCGGTTTCGCTGACGCGCACCGGGTTTTCCGGCAATCCGGTTGGATTTCGGTCAGTCAAGCTGATCACCGAGGCGGCGGCGGCGCTGCCGCTGGTGTTGCAGGATCATGCGCAGCGTTATGACATGCATCCCATTTTAAGCCTGGTGCGGCGTCCGAATGCGGCGCAGGGGCGGGCCGAGTTGATGGAGGCGCTGTTTGGGCAGTTGCTGTTGTCGGGCAACGCCTATGTCGAGGCGGTTCAGGGGGAAGCGGGGCTGCCGGTGGAGCTGCATGTGTTGCGGTCAGACCGGATGAGTGTTGTGCCGGGGTCGGATGGCTGGCCGGTGGGCTATGAATATGCTGTGGGGGCGAAAAAGCATCGGTTTGAGGCCGGTGGCGATGTTTCCCCGATTTGTCATATCAAGAGCTTTCATCCGCAGGACGATCATTACGGGTTTTCACCGATGCAGGCGGCGGCGATGGCGGTGGATGTGCATAATGCGGCCTCGCGCTGGTCGAAGTCGTTGTTGGACAATGCCGCAAGGCCCAGTGGGGCGTTTGTGTGGAATAACGCAGATGGGCAGGGGGCGATGGCGGATGATCAGTTCCGGCGGTTATCTGATGAGATAGAGGCGAATTACCAGGGGGCGCGCAATGCGGGGCGGCCAATGGTTCTGGAAGGGGGGCTGGACTGGAAACCGATGGGGTTTTCGCCCAGCGACATGGAGTTCCAGAAGACCAAAGAGGCGGCGGCACGCGAGATTGCGCTGGCCTTTGGGGTGCCGCCAATGTTGCTGGGCATTCAGGGCGACGCCACGCACGCCAACTATCAGGAGGCAAACCGGGCGTTTTACCGGCTAACCGTGGTGCCATTGGCCGCACGGGTGGCGGCGACGTTGTCGGAGTGGTTGTCGGGGTTCACCGGCGAGGTGTTGGAGCTGAAGCCGGATCTGGACCAGGTGCCTGCATTGGCCATTGAGCGGGATGCGCAATGGGCGCGGGTCAACCGGGCGGATTTTCTGACGGATGCGGAAAAGCGGGCCTTGTTGGGTTTGCCTGTGCTGTCAGAGCCGGGGGCGGAGGATGGCTGAGCCACAGCTGAGATACGAGGCGTTTGATTGTGCGCCGGGGTTGCGGCTGGCGGCGCATGAGCGGGTGAGTGCGATTCATCACGAGAACCTGTGCCGACATCTGGACCGGCTGGAAGAGATGATGCAGCGGCTGGAGCGGCGGTTATGGCTGGCGGTTTACGGCGTTGTGGCGGTGATCCTGGCGCAGGCGGTTCAGTCATTTGTGGTAGCGATTCCGTGAGAGGGCAGAGCGTGACGAGCAAGTTGAACAAGGAGAGTGTCCTATGACCTCAGAATCCGGTTTGGAACATAAGTTTGCGACATTCGGAGAGGCGCTGAGCGTCACGGATGATGCGGGAATTGAAGGTTATGCCAGCCTGTTCGGGCAGGCCGATCAGGGCGGCGACGTGGTCCAAAAGGGCGCCTATTCCCAGTCGATCAGGGCGCTGGGGGCCGCCGGGCAGCGGGTCAAGATGCTGTGGCAGCATGATCCCAGCCAACCGATTGGCGTGTGGGACGAGGTGCGCGAAGACGCGCGCGGTCTGTGGGTAAAGGGGCGTCTTCTGGATAGCACCCAAAAGGGCCGTGAGGCGGCGGCGCTGATTGCAGCGGGGGCGATTGACGGATTGTCGATTGGCTATCGGACGCGCAAGGCGGGCAAGAATGACAAGGGCCAGCGGCTCTTGACCGAGCTGGAGCTTTGGGAGGTGTCGCTGGTGACCTTTCCGATGCTGCCCAGTGCGCGGGTGGCGGCAAAGGGTGATGAACCCCGAGGCTGCTTTGCGCGAAATGGTGGCGGTCCTGAGGGGCGCGCGGCTGGAGCTGGCGCGAAGGTAGGCGCCTAAACTTTCACCAAAAACACAGGACGTGCTGATGAGCAAGACCGACAACCCGGCCTTGACCGGAGAAGCTGTGCCCCTGGTTCAGGAGGTGAAGCAGGCGATGACCGGCTTCGTCAACGAATTCAAGGGCTTTCAGAGTGACATTGAAACCAAACTGCAACAAACAGAAGAGCGACTGACCATGCTGGATCGTAAATCAAATATCGCGGCGCGTCCGCATTTGGCCGCCGATATGGACGCGGGTGCCCCGCATCTGAAGGCGTTCAATTCCTATCTGCGGACCGGCGATGATGACGGGCTACGCGGGCTGGACTATGAGGCCAAGTCGATGTCCAGCGCAGTGAACAGCGACGGCGGGTATCTGGTGGACCCGCAGACTTCGGACACTGTGGCGTCGATGCTGAATTCGACCGCGTCGATCCGGTCGATCGCATCGGTGGTTCATGTCGAGGCGACATCGTATGACGTGCTGATCGATAGCACGGATATTGGTGCAGGTTGGGCGACGGAGACCGGTGCGGTGTCTGAAACCAGCACCCCGCAGATTGATCGCATCACTATCCCGCTGCACGAGCTGAGCGCCTTGCCCAAGGCCAGTCAGCGTCTGCTGGATGACAGCGCGTTTGATATCGAAGGTTGGTTGGCTGGTCGCATTGCTGACAAGTTTGCCCGTGCCGAGGCGGATGCGTTCATCAACGGGGATGGCATCGACAAGCCGACCGGTATTCTGACCAAGACCACCGTGGATAACGATGTGTGGGCCTGGGGCAATCTGGGCTATGTGCCCAGCGGTGTGGCCGGAGACATTGGCGGTGGCGACGCGATTGTTGATCTGGTTTATGCGCTGGGCGCGCAGTACCGCGCCAATGCATCTTTCGTGATGAACTCCAAGACCGCTGGTCTGGTGCGCAAGCTGAAGGATGCGGATGGCCGATTCCTGTGGTCGGATGGTCTGGCGGCGGGTGAGCCTGCACGTCTGATGGGCTATCCGGTGGTTGTGGCCGAGGATATGCCGGATGCGGCGACTGACAGCTATTCCATCGCCTTTGGGGATTTCAACGCAGGCTATACCGTGGCCGAGCGCCCTGATCTGCGGGTTCTGCGCGACCCGTTCAGCGCCAAGCCGCATGTGTTGTTCTATGCCACCAAGCGCGTGGGCGGCGATGTGTCTGACTTTGCGGCGATCAAGCTACTGAAATTCGGCGTCGCGTAAGCGGCGACGGGTACGGGGCCGGGTTTAACCGGTCCCGTGGCGGGCGTGTGTCAGTGAAACCCTTCATGTTGTCTAGCTGCTCCCTCCGTCCGAGCAACGTGGAGCGGCGCGCGCCCGCTAATAGATGATGGATTGGCCCGGAACTGGAACGGACGGGTCCGAGCTTGCGGAGTGAAGTCATGATATTGATCGAAGAAACCACCGTGCCTGACGTGGCACTGCCGGTGGACCAGTTCAAGGCGCATTTGCGGCTGGGAACCGGGTTTGGCGAAGAAAGCCTGCAGGATAGCGTGTTGAAGGGGTTCTTGCGCGCCGCGATTGCGGCGATTGAGGCCCGCACTGGCAAAGCCCTGATCGAGAGGGATTTTACCTGGACGCTAAACACCTGGCGGGATCGTACGGCGCAAGGCCTGCCTGTGGCCCCGGTTGGGTCTGTGGCACAGGTAAGCGTGGTGGATGTGCTGGGCGGTGAAACGGTGCTGGACGCGGGCAGCTATCGGCTGGAAGCCGACAGTCAGAGCCCGCGATTGCGCGCCATAGCCGGGTTGTTGCCGATGGTGCCAACGGGTGGTGAGGTCAGAATTGGCTTTAGCGCCGGGATGGCTGCGGATTGGGGTGGCTTGCCGGCTGATCTGGGGCAGGCGGTATTGTTGCTGGCGGCGCATTACTACGAGTACCGCGACGAGACCAAGCTGAGCGACGGGTGCATGCCGTTTGGTGTGACCAGTCTGATCCAGCGCTACCGGGTTGTCCGGTTGGGGCTGGGGGCACGGGCATGACGGTGCCGCATCTGAACCGGCGGCTGGTGCTGGAGGCACCGGTGCGCACGCCGGATGGTGCCGGAGGGTTCAGCGAGAGCTGGGCGGTTCTGGGCGAGGTCTGGGCCGAAGTAAACGCGCGCACAGGGCGCGAACGGGCGGTAGCCGGGGGGCCGGTGTCGGCTGTGGGGTATCGCATTGTGGTGCGGGCCGCGCCGGTTGATGCGGCGTCCCGGCCACTACCGGAGCAACGGTTTCGCGAAGGCGAGCGCCTGTTTGTCATTCAGGCGGTGGCGGATGGCGATCCTACGGGGCGGTATCTGACCTGTTTCGCAGATGAGGAGGTGGCGGCATGAGTTATGGTATGGCGGCGGCGCTGCAATCGGCGGTGTACCAGCATTTGCTGGCGGACACGCAGGTTGGTGGATTGGTCGGGGGTGCGATTTACGACGCGATCCCACCGGGGGATCTGCCACAGACCTATGTCAGCCTTGGCCCGGAAGAGGTGCGCGACCGGTCGGACAAGACCAACAGCGGTGCCATGCATCGGTTCACCGTGTCGGTGGTGACCGAGGTGACCGGTTTTGGCGTGGCCAAGGCGGTGGCGGCAGCGATTGGGGATGCGTTGGTGGATGCCGACCTGCCCCTAAGCCGGGGACGGTTGGTGGGGCTGTGGTTCGAGAGGGCCTCGGCCAGGCGCAGCGGCAAGGCCGACAGAGTCCGGCGCATTGATCTGAGATTCCGCGCAAGCGTGGAAGACAACTAAGCAAGCAATCTTTGGAGAAGCGGTATGGGTGCCCAGAACGGCAAGGACCTTTTGGTCAAAGTGGACATGACCGGAACCGGTCAG